CATTACCCCAACGCGAAACACTAGGTTGCCGCTGCTTTTGAACTCCTTCGGCGAGAATCTCACGGCCACATTCGCGGCTATATCGGCTGAGGACGCGGGGTCATCTAACTGCCTGGCGTTCTCGCGCGCTTTGTCGCGTATGACGTTGGCGGCTTTGCGCATGGCGAATCGCCCGCCTTTCTTGCGCAGGTCAAAGCTCATGGTTTCCATCCGCGCCATCAGCGGTTCAAGCCCTTCGACGTTGACAGAAACGGGGTCAGCCATGGGGAACCACTTCGACATTGCCGCGATAGCGTTTAGATAGTGGACGCTTGCCGCGCTTATGAATTTTTATGTGAGCTTCCTCATTAAGCACATGCACATCAACGATTCCGCGTTTGGTGTCACATAGATGCAGTGAATTAGGCGCTTGCCATCCAGAAACACGTCACGCCTCCCGCGCCCATCGTCTGGCTTGTGAATATGGCTATCCATCATTTGTGCCCTCTGAATACGGCAGGGTCAGGTACTCGCGCCCGCTGTTTTTGTCGGGCAGTACGCCTTCGATGTTGTAGATGGTGCTGCCCTTGCGTACGCGCATGCTGCTATCAATCGTTAGGTTTTCGCGGTACCGCATGACCAGCTGCCCTTTCACCGCTGACTGCGTGGCGTCAGCGGCGATAAAGCCGCGCACGCTGAGCGGCTCGATTGCCATCCAGGCCTTGCCCACTTCTTCCCAGCCTTTGATCATCGCGCCGGTGTTGGGGTCTTGCTGGTCGGTTGGCCGCTCGATAATGCAGCGGTGGCGCAGGGTTCCGGCTTGCATTTACTCCACCCGGCCGTATTGCTTCAGCCGCTCATAAGTGCCACGCGTCATGCGCATTACTTGGCCCGCGTCCTTGCACACGCCGCCCTCGCAGTGTCGGGTTTTCAGTTTGGCGTCTACCCAGCCGGCGGTGCCTTTTTTGGCATCGAATGGATGGGCGGGTGGTATTGGCTTTTCGGGCGTTGGCGTTTGCGCCGCTGTTTCGGCGCTCGCTCCGGTGGCCTGCTCTGGCTGTTTCACCTCAGCAGGCGGGGTTTTCTTGGTAGCCATGGGAACTCCTAGAAGAAGTAGTGGCGGTAAGGCTCAATCAACGATGCGACGGCCATTGGCAACGTGGCGGTTATGGTTCCAACCAGCACCACTTCACGGTTGGCATACCAGTGGCCGATCAACAACAGCATGGCGGTTATCACATCGTCATCGAGCACTAGCGCATTGAGATCGGTGACGTTACCGCTGCTGTCTGTAGGAACCACGCCAGCCGTTGCGTACAGCGTCCGGCCTGTGTGGCTTTCGACGTAACGCGCCGCGGCGTTGGCGTAGGTTTCCAGCAGCGTATCGTCGTCGGTGTCGTCCAGCTCGAGCCGGACGCGTGGCTTGATAATGTCCAGCTCTAGCATGAACAGCTCCGTTAGACAGCCGCGCCGCGTAGGGCTTTGATAGCAGCTACGTCTTGCAGCACACAGTCAAAGCGGTGGAAGGCAAGGAAGCCTGTTTGATCAAACTCAGCGTAGCGCTCTACCAAACGCTTGAGCACCATAGAACGCACGCGGCGAATGATGAACTGCTGAAAGTCGCCGGCATACATGAACTTGGCAGACACACCGAGATCCGCAATCGCCTGATCAACGAAATATTGCTTGTTGAGGATGGTGGCCGGTGCTGCGCCAGCGACTGCCGGCAACCATAACGGTCGACCTTGCAGGTCTTCCATTTCCGTCATCATCTTGAGCGTGTTGTCGTTCATGCCAATGCGGAAACCAGGGGCGCGGCGGTAGGCTGGGTCAACGGAATGAATCAGGCCGTTGACTTCCTTCCAAGTGAATTCGGTATTCGCGGCGGCAGTGGTGACCTGCGTCACAGACGCTTCAAGGCCTTTGGGCTGAACGGACGTGCCAGCGCCTGTACCTTTCACTAGGTAGCGTGCTTCACCGCGACCAATGCGCGATCCGACGCGGGAAGCGAGGAATGCTTCAATATTGATGCCACTGTCTTGCAGCAACTCATTAGATACACGGATAACCTGGGAGGTGAGCTTTTTAGCCCCCAGGGTTTCCATACCGAACAACACATCTTGCTCGGTAGCTTCCTGGTTCTCGCCCAACAGGACGCCTTCTTCTGCGGTGCCGTCACTGGTAGGCCACTCAATCGGGGCGCCGCTGTCGGTGATCATGATTTGCGATACACCGGCCAAGCCGCCGTAATCTTTCATGGCCTCATAAATGCGGTTAAGCATTTCTGTCGGCACTGTGAAGCCGCCCTTCTCGCCGGGGCTAGCCGCCTGGGCGCGCATTTCCATGAGCACCTTGCGCTGCTCTTTGGTCATGTCGGTAGGGCCATGACGCAGGAATGCATCAAACGCTTGAGCGCGCTGCTCGTCTACGTTGCCACCTACATCTTCTGCATTGCCGTTTTCGCCACCGTTAGCGCCGCCTTGCTTACGGAACTCTTCGGCGTTTTCTTCGGTAAAGCGGTTGTCGGCATCGCGTAGCTCTTCTTCGCGCTCAATCTTGGCAGTCAGGCCGTCAAGGTCGCCTTTCATTTTCTTCCAATTGGTGCGCTGTTCGTCGCTCCAGTCGTTATCACCAATGGTGTCGTTCAGCGCCCGCATGTCTTTAGCGATGGCGTTGTATTTCTGTTTCAGTTCGTGGAGTGTCATGACAGGCCTCAGGCTTGGATGATGTCAAGAAAGCGCTCGCGGGCGCGGCGCTGGTTAATGGCACGCTGGGCAAGACCTTTGATCTCACTACAGCGGGCCTCTAAGGAGCGCGCTGCGGCGCCCGCGTCTGGGTACGCTGGGTAGGTCACGGGTGACACATCCAGCAAACGGCTAAAGCGTGTGATGGTTCGCACGATCAAGCCGTCGTCGTCTTCGCGCCACTCGTCGCCATCGTTAGCTACGCGAAAAGCAAATGAACTGCCGGTGATGTCGCCACGGCTAAGCGGCGCGAGCACTAGATCTCTTACGGTTTGGGTTTCGGGCGGGGTGATTTCGTAGCGCAGCCCTTCGGCATCAATCGATAGCGCTAGCGTGCTGCTCACGGTGCGGCCCAGCACAAAGTTGGCGTCATGGTTGAACAGGGCGCGAACGTCATCACCGAGCACAGAGCGCGTCACGAAAGACGGCTACCTACAGCGCAAGTTGAGCGACACCGGCTACCCGCCACGCGATTGGGTTCCGGTAAGCCACATCGAGTGGGGAAAGCACAACGGCAAAGCGGTACCGAAAGGTCACGCCGTGATAGTCCGCGATGGCGATAGCCGCAACTTTGCGCCCACCAACCTGGAGCTGATTAGCCGCGCCGACCTCATGCGCCGCAACCACTCCC